CAAGCGCTGACTAGCGCGAAGCTGAAGACTAGCGCTGCCATCAAAATGAATGAGTGCGGCCAGCGCGGTTTTGACTTCAGAGGTTGCCTGTCCGATCGCATTTTGATCTCCTGTGGTCATGGCCGCTTGGAGCGCATTTAGAGCCTGCGCATAGGCTTGGGTCTCGGCGGCGGTCTGCATATCGATCACCGTAAAGGTGGCGATTTGTGCCAGATAGGTATAAACGTACTTACCAATGAGGTTGGTGAGCAAGTTGAAAAGTTGATTGATGATTGGCCAACCCAGCCAAGGGAGGCTGGCGACGGCGTAGGCCTTGAGCGCGTTTAACGCCACGTCAAAAATCGCGATTTGAATCGCGTTGTTGATATCCGTGGCGACATTATTTATTGGTGTGGGCACGTCACCCATAAGATCAAGGGGCCGGTTTCCCGGCCCCTCTCCTTTTACTTCTACGCCGTGGTGGAGGGCTTCTTTCTCGCAAGAGGCCCAGGAATCGCGCCTTCGATGAGGTTGATGATGGTGACGTAAGTCGAGCCCAGACCCGGGATCGCCTTCACCGCATCAAGGAGTTCGTGAAGCAGGATGGCTCCGGCGCCGCTACCCATGTAGGCGAACACGCCCGCCCAGCTGAGCTGGCCGTTGGCGCCAAGCATCAACACGCCCATGACAAGCCCGAGGATCGGGGCAAGCCAGGCCTTGGCCGCACCGAGTTTGTCCCAGAACGAACTCAGGGCGCTGATCTTCATGAGACCGATGATAATCATCACAACAAAGGCGATCTTCAGGGTCCACGAAAGCCCGCCGAAGCCCTGGATCGCACTCATCACATCACTGAATAGCTGCGTCCACGTCACGGACACAGAATTCATGATGTCGTTAATAGCATTGACGATAGATGTCATAACGTCCTCCTATAGGAATGGCTCCTATTTTATCAGAAGGGTGGGGAGGAGTCTTGGGAGTAAATTTCTTATTTAAACCGGTACTCTATCCACGCCAGGAGGGCGGCGTAGAGCGCACCAAAGATGCCAGTGATCCACTTGCGATCGTTTTTGTACTTCTCGATGGCCTTGGCGTGGCCACCCATTTTGGAAAGGATTGCGGCGACGCTGGTCTGGATGGCGTCTTGCTTCTCGCCGATGTTTTTTAACCGTTCATCGATTCTGGCGATCTGGACCTTGACTTCGGTGATCTCGTCAGCGACGGAAAAGTCGTCTTTATCTCTGCCCATAGCACTCCATCCCGGGGTGAATTCGCGCCTTTTTAAATTGTACTGTAAAAATCAGAGATACGCTATGACGTAGCGCACGTAGGCGTTGATGGGACGTGTCTCATTGCCACCGGAGTTGTTTACGGTGACATGGCCAGCGTTATCAAAGCCGCTGCCGCCAGGCTGATACCCGGAAGCACCTATGGGTGCGCGAACCAAAGAGTCTTGCGTGACGGTGTGGCTGTGGCTGGCGTACTGGTGGGTCTGGAAAGATCCCACGGCGTCTCCCGATGCGCCACCAGTGGCGCTAGTGGTGCGGCTAGCGCGATCGGGGTCGTTTGTTGAGCCGTTGGCGTGACCACGCAGAAACACGCCTTTGAAGTTGGGGACGTTGAAGTGAGTGCCGTCTGCGGTACCCCAGCGGGTACCGATGGCGTTGAAAAGCGCGGGGTAATCGGTGCGCAAATACGAGGTACCGTCGCAAAGCAGCGTACCCGGGGGGACGCTGGCGTCGTGACCGATTGCGATGATCTCACCGATTTGGGCGCCGCTTTTATCGATTCCTGGAAGTCTTGGCATAAGTACTCCTTACGCGGGGTCAAGGGCGGCAAGCGCCGCGTCTCTCGTCGCTCTCGCCGCTTGGATCTCGGTGAAGATGTTTCGATAGGTCGACAGCAATGCCTTGGCGCCGTCGATGTTTTGCTGGGTCTCCAAACCCGAGACATTTGTCGCGGTATAGAGCGCCTCGATGCAAAGCATGATGTGCGTGGTCTGATCCATCTCCGTGTTGGCGATGTTGTAGAGAATGTTGTAGATCTGCTGTTCACACTCCGCCTCGATTGCGGCGGCGTTGTCGGCGTCCTTGGCTACCGCCGTGGGGTCGCGGTCGGCGAGGGCGTCGCTCACGATACACTTTAGCGCGACGCCGTTGGCGTTTTTGGAATCCCAGCCCGTGGCAGCGGCTTCGGAGTCAAACGTGCATGCGCCCACTTTGGAGTTCGAGGGGTCGCTGAGCGGGAGCCCGTTGAAGAGGATCGTGTTGCCGTCGGGAGCGCAGGTGCCAAACAAAGCGCCACCCAGCACCTTGGTGTCGAGGTTGAGTTCGATGCGATAGAAGACCACAAACTGTCTGGCGAGAATTGTGGGATCGGTGCCCAGAACCCAGCCGGACCCCGTCCACTTGGGCCGCTGCCCGCTGCCGAAGGTGGGTGGCGCGGTGAATGTGGCGTGGGCGGGGAGTAGAAACTCTCCCGCCGGGTCTCCGCTGGGATTCGTGACCGGGTCTGGAGTCGCGGGGGTGGAGCTGGTGTAGTAGCCGTTGAAGTCGTAGTTATGGGCGTCCATATTTTTCCTTAGGATTTAATAATCATCGAAACCACGGCGCTGGGCTGCATATTATTGTGGGCGGTTCCGCTGCCGGTGAAGCCAGTCTTCCAGGTGTTATTCTGGGTGCTGTTGTACCCAAAGACGTTTGCCGCCGCTCCAGTGTTGACGCCAATGGTCTGCACAGCACCAGCGCCATGGTCGAGGGCGTCGTGTTGGTGGGATGGCATCTCACCTGCCGCAAGTGTGTGGGTCTCCGCGCCACCAGTGCTGCCCACGGTGTTACCAAGGGTTCCCGTAGCCACGCCTCCGCTACCCACGTGGGTGCGGCGCCTCATGTCGGGAAGATTAAATGTTGTGGAACCGTCGCCGACGCCCCAAGTGGTGCCAATGGCGGCGAAGAGTGCGGCGTAGGTCGTCCGTGACACCGCGCTGCCGTCGCAAAGCAAGAACCCCGTGGGGGCCACAGTCCCGGCAAAGGGCAGCATGGTACCCGTGGGAAGAAGAAATAAAGCCGTTGCTGTGGTGAGGTTGGTGGTGTCCACACTGCCTTGGGGAAGCACTAGCGACAACGTGTTGGTCTGTGGGGCGAAGAATTGTTTGGTGGAGAGCTGCTTAGCCATCTTTGCCTCAGTACTTAATAATATAATTCACGTTGGCGTTTAGTGGGCGGGTTTCATTTCCACCGAAGGACGCGCCTTGTGTCGCGGTGTTGGTCTGGGGTCCCGAGGGACCCGAGGTATTGAAACCCTGTCCCACGGAGGTATTTGGCCATCCGTTGAACCCAGTGGGGCCACCCGTGTTGAGACCATGGGTATGCGTGTGACTGGTCACCTGGTGGGACTGGTATGACCCCACGTTATCGGTTGAGTTCCCGCCCGTGAGCAAGTTGGTTCTCGTGCCCGCGTCCGGATCTCTGCCAGTTCCTAAGTTCTGACCGCGAAGAAAATATCCGCGCAGATCGGGGATGTTGAAATGGGTGCCATCAGCGGCGCCCCAGGCGGTCCCAATGGCGGCGAACAGCTCGGGGAAGCTGGTACGAAGAAGGCTTGAACCATTGCACAAAAGCCATCCCGCAGGAACGCTTGTCGATGGTCCAGCGAAGGCTTTGATGACTCCCGCAGGCGTCTGTGAGGAGATTGTTCCCATTTTACACCGTCTTAATCAGGACTTCGTTGCCAGAGCCCGTATCAGAGTAGGCCGACCCCATCGACTGCCACATCTCCGTGAAGAAATTGGAGTTCGACTGCAGAGTAATGCTTCCCGTCACCTTGAACCATTTCACGATGCTGAAGTCAGACCCGCTTGCCAGTGTAATGTTACCACTGAGCACCGAGGAAATTCCATGGCCGAGAATGTTAATGGAATTTGAGATAGTTACGTTTTCAACAATTGTCGTGTTGGGACGAATCAAGATGCGACCATATGCGGAGACCGCGTTGACGGCGCTCTGGAGTGAGCTGTACTGCGCGTACCCCGCCGTGACGTCGGCAGCACTTCCGACGACGGCATCCATGAGTGTGTTGAGGAGTTTGGTGTTCGTAGACGAGGTGTCCACACTCCCCTGTCTGCGCTCCACCTGCACGGAGTAGCTATACGTCGAGAAGTCCTGGGAAAGCTCGATGGTGTAGGGGTCGATCTCCTTAAAGTATTGACCCACGATACCGGTGTAAAAACGTGGTAGCTCCAGGCCTTCGAGCTTCACTGAGACGTCGCCGTTTACCATGCCGGGATTGAGTCCGACGACGTAGGATGCGGTGAGGTTGACGCGAGTCTTACCGCTTACCACGGTGGGGTTGGAGCAGTTGTTCGGCGTGCCCGTGCTGTCGGTCATACAGAATGCCGACATGAGGTAGCCGCCGTTGTTCAGCGTGGTCTGCGGGTAAAGACTGCAGTTGTAGTCGAGGATGTTGGACTGCGTGGTTACCGAGCCGTTGTTCGGGTTTGGAAAGAATGTCAGGAAGCAGCGCTGCTGCGTGGGGTTCTGATTTGCGCCGAAGAGCTGGAAGTCGAACTTCTGGTTTGAATACGAGCCCCACGGTCCCGGACTCGTGAAAAAGTTAGCATCACCTGGGTTCGAGGCCTGGGGTCCATCCGTATTCCAGGACACAAAGACCGATCCCGAGACAAACGACGACCCGTAACTCGCATCGCCTTGGAAAACGATGTGGTAGGTTCCCGGGGAGAGCTGGGCACGAGAGAACCCGGTGAACGTATAGGTTCCGCTCGTGATCGAAGACAGCGGGATGTTTGACGACTGGTCAACCACGGTTCCGCTTGGGCTACCGCTGCTATCGGTCTGGATCTGGACGTAGACGTTACCCGATGGCGAGCCGCTTTTGACGAGATGCAAGGCAACACTCCCCACCGAGTACGCCGAGGCGACGGTGAAGACAGCGGCGAATTGCCAGCTAAAGGAGCCCGAACCAGTGGGGCCAAGCGAGCGCTGAATGGTTCCAGCCATGCTGCCACTGCTTGCCTGCAGACTGTCCGCAGGGATTGGCGTGGAGAGCGCGTAACTGTTCCACGTCGCCGGGGCGTCGGGCCGCGTGAAGATCGACGTGAATTGATCCGCAGTTGGAGTCCCAACGGCGCCTGCGGCGCCATAGTTGGCACCCGCGACCACTGTGAATGCGTTTACCACGGGGTCAAATGAGGTGTCCCCGCTGCTCTGCGAATCCGAGTAATCGAGGAAGATCTGATTCACCGTGGTATTGGTGAAGATGTCGATGCCACGCTGGTGATGGGTGGAATCGCCTACAGCGGTGAGGTCTTTGGTCCAAACCGCTTGCGACACCATGCCCACCGCCGTGGTGACGTTGGAGGGAAACGCGGCGTCCAGGGTGCCGTTGGTCTGGGAACTGATGGAGGCAATCTTCCTCCACGTGCTAAGTGAGTTCACCCAGATAATGCATCCCGGTGCGATGGTGAAGCTCGGCGCACCGGATAGCGTAAAGCTCGTCCCCACGGTGGTAATGGTCTTCGTCTTGTCGCAGGACATCTGGTAGAGCTGTCCGACGGCGTTATACGCTGCGGTGGTGTTCGTGGAATCCACGTAGGTGGAGCTGCTCGTCGGACTAACGTCGAAGGTGTCGGAGACGAGGAACTGATAGCCATCGGCGGGGAAGCTTGCCGCTTGCGCCGATGTGCTACCCGCACCACTACCGATACCCATTTGGCGGACCTCGATAACCGAGATCACTCCGCCGACGTTTCGCACAAGAACCTGGCCAATCGGAATCCCAGTGGTGCTGAACGCCGCCAGGGGCGCATCTGTTGGCGCAGCGGTGTCGTGCGTCGTGCCTGCCGCCGAGGCTGGGCTTACGGAGATCTGCGCGTTGATGGTGTTGTCGGTATTTGTCGTCGACGCGATGACGTTGACGGCGTACCAGAAGTAGCTCCCCGAGGGAATGCTGAACGGCGTAAAGTCGATCCCCAACGGGGTGGCACCATCGCTGGCGTAGACGTTACCCGTGGAGAAATCGATCTGAGCCCCGGTGAAGCTCATGATGAGGTTATTCAACGCCTGGCTGCGAATGGCACCGTCTTGCATCGTGACTTCTGCACCACTGATTTTGGCACGAGCCGGAGCAGTGGCTGGCGTCAGGAGAAGCTGGCCAAAGAATTTGTTGATCTGGTCGTCGATGTCGTTGAAGCACTGCTGCGAATTGGTGTCGCTGGCGCCAAGCACACGGGTGAATGACGTCGTCGTCGTGGAAACCGCTGTGGCGGGATGTGCGCTGGGCGCGTCGCGGCCCGAGAGCAGGTTGTGTTCCGTAACGCTTGTCGCGGAGACCGTGCTGTCGGCGATCACGCGGAGATCGACGACTTCGGCAACCATGGCGTGAGTGGTGTTGGTGAACGTCGAACTCGTCTGGTAGATGACGCGATAAAGCGTCTTCATTTCTGGGGTGAGGAGGCTGCCAAAGGTGAGGCTGCTGTAGAGCGCCCCGACTTGTGCCGCCGCTAGCGTGGAGTACTGGCTCTGACCCAGAATTGCGATGACGGGCTCCAGGGCGTTATTCGTCGCGAAGACGAACATCGGCACAAAGTAACCCTCGGAGGCGTCAACGGTGCTCCAGTTGCCGCCGCTGAAGAGGTTGTATTGGATGCGTGATGCGCCGGTCTTCACGGGGAAGTTACCTGCCGTCGTCTTCCTCCACACTCCCGTGCTATCGAGGTAGAAAACCGGAATCTTGGCGATTGGCGTCAGGGTTTGCTCGTACTGCGCGGAGGGCGACGCGGAGTTTGTCGCGGTGATGGCGACATCCTCGTCCCAACAGGTTCCGTTGGACAGCGCGATCTCCGCCTGGGCGTCCGTGGAGCCATCGGTACCCAGGGTGTAGGTGACCGTGAACCCGCTCTGAAGCTTGAAGCCCTGCGTGAGGTGGAGGTACTGGTGGTTCTGCCAGTCCATGGTGACGCCGTGGCGTTCGTCGCCAAGAAGAACACCTTTGGCGTCTGACACACTCCACAGCACGTCGGCGACAAAGGCGTTGGCGTTCAGGAGCGAGGTGGTGTACGTCGTGGTGTACTGCAGCGTCCCCGTGTTGTCGAAATAGATCAAGTAGAGACCGTCGCTGTTGGGAAGCACGACGGTCTGCGCACTGTCTTTCCTGAACATCTTGCCTTGGATGTAGAAGTCGAAGTGATCCGAGGCCGGGGCGATGGTGAAGGTACGGCTGCCATCGGTGAACGCAATCGTGGAGTCGGTGCGGTTGACGAATCCTGTCGGCGCCAAAGAGGCGTCGCTGATCTCCAAGGGCTTCCAGCCCTCGCTGGCGTTATGCCAGAGCGTTGCCGCATAAGAAGTGCCCTGCTGAACACTAACCACGGCTCCGGCAAACGGTGTCGTGCTGCTATTGAACACCGCTGCGGCAGTCCACACCAAAGAGGTGCCCACGCCGCTGACGACGTAGATCTCGTTGAGCTGCGTAAAGAGGACACGGTTGCCATTGGCTACCGCTACACCGTCGATCGTCGCCGAGGCTCCGGTGGGGAGAGTTGTGGTGACGAGGTCGATAAGCGTGACGGGAATGTTGACGTCGCCTCTGGCATCGAGTTTGCCAATAGCGGCTTCGTGGCTGTCGGTGTTGGAGATCACCGTCTGCGTGGTGTTGTAGCTATGCGTGGTGGGAACCGTCGACGGCATGCCGAGCCAGTTCTGCAACTCCACGGAGACCTGGTCGCCGAGGTTAATGATTTCGCCCGTGGTGAGACGGAACGGTGCGAAGCGACTGTAGAGCACCCCGCCCACGTTCCAGAACAACACAAAGGTGTTTCTGGAGAAGCGATCGAGTACGCCCGCGCCAAACGCTACCGTTTGAAGACTTAGCGTGGCGGCGTTGTCGTCGTCGGGGATCTGCACGTAGGCCATGTAGCCGTTGGCAATGGTAACGCCACCCGGGATCGCGGCGATGGAGTACGTCGACGCGCGATTCAAGAAGTTCAGCGTGATCGCTGAGGAGAACGCCAGTTGATTGGAGGCCGTGACTCCCCAGCTCACCTGACCCGTGGCGCCAGCGCAGTTCATGAATTCGTAGAGACGAGAAACTGCCTGGGCTTCCTCACTTGCGAGGCCCGCCGAGGCCACGACGCCGTCGGGCGTGCGGTAGTGGGCGAGGACGACATCGGCGTGTGTGGCGCTGTAGCCGCGAAGATTAGTGAAGGCGCCAGCAGTGGTTTTGGCAAAGTTAATCGATGTGTTGGGTCCGCTGACATAAGACCAGAAGTGAACAAGTGATCCGGTGGCGTTGAAGTTGACGGAGATCCCCGAGGGCGTGTTGGCGTCAATGGCTGTGGTGGTGCCGAGAACGTCTCCGGATTCCAAAACAAGCGAGGCCTTATGAAGAGAGCTGCCCTCGCTCAGACTGAAGTGCGCGTTGCCGACGCCGTCGAGGGCGACGTCGAAGAGCGCGATGTTTTCACCCAGGGTGACGAGATCCTGGATGTAGGCGAGGTGACCGAACGTTGCCGTGTTCCTACGGTTGTAGACGGCGATGCCATAGGTGCTGGCGCCCTTGTCCTGGAGCCAAAAAACGTAAGTCTCTTTGTTTGCTGCCCGGCGGACTTTTGGCCTTGTGGACCCGTTTGCCGACAGCGTCGTAGAGGTGCTGAGGACAACGGTGTCGGACTCCAACTCCACCGTGGCACCCCGCTGAGTGGGGGCGGCAAGTGCGGTGGCCGTGGAGGCGTCGTACTCTCTTAGGTACACCTTTCCCGTGGTGGAGTTCTCGTAGGCGAGAAGAATGAGGGCGTCGGTGTCGTCCTTGTCCAGCGAGGGGTTGGTGACCACGGCGCTGAGATCCACGAGGAGCTGTTGCGCGGTCTCAATGGTGTTCGCACTGCTCAGCCTGACGTACCACAGCTGATGTACGGCGCCGGAAACCGCGACCTCATAAACGGTGTGGATGAAGAAGCTCGCCCCGGAGTTCACCGTCACCACTTGTGGGTTTGACGTCGGGAAGGCGTGTGCGGCGATCGGCGTCGACGCGTAGACCGTGACTCCCGTCGTGGTGACCTGTTGGTAGTAGACGTTATTGCCGCTGGTATAGATGATGTCTACGTTTCCCGAGGGGTTCAGCGTGGCGTCAAACGAAGACACCCCCGTGGCGATCACCACGGAGCCCGTGAAGGAGGTCATGGGGTCCGGAGACGTGACGAGCTTCAGATCGGTGTTGGAGAGGTAGAAGAACAGGCTCGTGTTTGACGACGGCACGTTGATCGCCTTATAGGCGACGTTGGTGTTCGCGTTGATTCCCACTTGGGTGTTGTGCAGAATCTGCACGCTACCCGCGCTGTTGTAGGTGGGACCCACGGCGTATTGGATACTTCCCGGGCGGTTGGCGTCGTCGTCAGGTCGTCTGTAGAGGATCTCGTCGACACGGAGAAGGCCGTCGGAGTCCGAGGCCTTGGCGGTAAATGAGGTACCGAGGGCCTTGGTGACGAACGCGCCCTGCTGGTCGATAAGGCTTCCCGCCTCCACGCTAACCACGCCCGCCAGAGCCGTGGTGCCAAAACCAGAAGCGATTCCCACGTGCCCCTGGTCAACGGCGTGTGTGGCGATATCAGCGACGACTTGTGCCACCTGGAGGTAGGCGCGCTGCACCCATTCGTTGCCATCCCAGTCGGCAACCACCACGGAGTTCGCCGATAGATCTTCGGGGCGCTGGGCAAATGTGGGCGTGATGATTTCACCGAGGTTCTCCACGCTGCTCGACGTGGTGACCACGATGGAGTAGGGCGCCACAAGTGTCGCGGGCACCGTGGCGGAGATCGGCTGGGTCACGGTGACCACGAGGCCATTCTGGACGAAGCTTCCCGGCTGGATGGTGGCCACCGAACCAGAGGTGGTGACACTCATTCCCGTCATGACACCGTTGGTGCCGATGTTGATCGCCTGGGCGTCGTTAAACGTTTGTGAGGTATACGGCGCTGCGAATGCGATGGACTTAGTGGTACCCACTGAACGGCCTCCGATTACCTATCCACTACAACAAAGACGTAGCCGGAGGTTTCTGTGACCCCGGCGAAGCTCTTATAGAAGACGCCATTGGTGGCGTTCTTCACGTAGACATTGGCTTTATCCATTGCGGTGATCACGCTTCTTTGCAGCGTGCTCGACGTCATGTCCGCCGACGACAGCGGTTCCAGGACTTGCGAGAAGTCGTTGGCTTGGCTGCCGTAGAAACTCACCCGCGTGGGTACGTAGCCCAGGTTGTGGGGAATGGTCAGACTGAAGTTACCACCACTCAAGGTGACCTGGGTGAACCCCTCGTAGTGGCCGCCGAGCGCGTACTGCGTCACGCTGGTAACATTGCTGCCGTCGAATACCGCCTCACCGATGAAGATCTGATTAGACACCGAGGTGAATCGCTTCGCCGGAGCCGTTGCGGTGAAACCCAGTGTCGGCGCAAGAGGATCGATGATGGTGTAACTCAACCCGCTTTGAGCGGAGGTAAACTTGCCGATGATCTGGAGCTGGTTGGGGTTGCTGTTGTACCCCACCGATGAGATCACATAGGTGCCGAGGTTATCGGAGCCCACCGAGGTGATCTGAAGCAGCATACCGGCGTGAACGTTCAGCGTGGCGAAGTTATAGGTGGTGTCGTTGAGCACGGTGAGATCAGCGCTGAGATCAGTGGTGGTGATACCAGTTGATGTCGCGGTGAGGACCGTCTGACCCACGGGGTTGCGCTGCAGGTAGAGGTAATAGGTTCCCGCGCTTCCCGAAATCGTCGTGGAGATCTGCGTGCTCACCACCTGACGGTAGCCGTTGATATCCGCCACCACCGGAGTCACGGAGCCATTCACGTAGGCGTTGGCGCCGGTAAACGTGAGAAATCCCACGGGGGCCGACAAGATGGCGTTGTCGATGTGACCATTGACGTCGAAGGCAATGGCGTCGCGAAGCGTGGGCAGCCCTTGTCTTGCGGCGAGGATCTCGGTGTCGATGTTGGTCAGACGAGGGGCGAGAAGCGTGCTACTGCCGTAGACGGTGCTGTTTCTTGCCGCGATGATCTCCGGAGAAGGGAGCACGTTACCATCGGCGTCGAGTCCGGTGTCTAGGCGCGCGGCGAGGCTACCCTGGTTTCCACGTGCGGTTTCGACTTCGGTCTGCAGGTCGCCGACCGCCTTGTCGATGGCGTCGGAGTTGGAGTTCAGGGGCACGTCCCAGGTGTTGGTGAACTCACCCCGGGCGGGTTTGATTAGGCCTAGATTTGGGGTCTGCGATGCCATAGTCGGTTACTCCATGTAAACCGTGTATCGGATCGTCACCGACACGTCGTTTGCAATCGTGAAGGGAATGCTGGGGAACGTGCGAAGCGACATCACCACTTCGTCGGAGGGCGGTGTGGTCGGCGCAGTTACCGGGGTTCGAATGATACCCGATGGCGCCGCAGGATTGATTAATACCAGACCCACCTCGTTGATCACCGGATTGCTGGGGTTGGTGTAGGCGGTTAACCCGATATCGACGGCGTTGAACTGTGCGGTGAACTGAACCTGATTGGCGGCTCCGGAGATCGTCAGGGTCTGCGCACCACTTGCCGTGGCCGACGCGGGTCCGATGGTGAACTGCGTGGAGCTGTTGATGCTCGCGATAATGCTTCCCGAGGGGATACCGGTGCCACTAACCGACATCCCGGTGGCCATGCCTGATGTCGTCGTCGTGGTTACCACGGGACTGCCGGACACCAGAGTCCCTGAGATGGTAAACGTGGTGCCGTTGTTCGTCGTGATGACGCGGGAGTCCACATCCTTGCGATACACCTCGTGGTAGAGACCCGTGGTGGAGATCAGCTGGGGGAGGTTTTTCGTGGGAACCTTTGGGATGGCGGGATTCGCGGGGATAGTGCCTTGGTCGCCGACCGCCATGCGATTGATGATCGCGGGAATCGTGGCGGGGGAGATCGTCGCCAAACTTTTGATGATTTGGCCGTTGCCCTGATAAAAGATAATGTTTTCAATGGTTTGCTCGTCGATGAGCTTTCCGTGATGGAAGGTCTGGATGTCGACGCGACCGTGAAGGCCGAGGCCATCCTTATGACCGCAATGCGGGCACGAACTCAGGGGGGTTTTTCCACCTTGACGCATAGACATCATTTTACCCTTTACCCTTCCACATGCAAAGTATCGACTAAGGTAGCACCCCAATAAACTTCCATATCTACGTAGTCCACCAGCGTCCAGCCGCCGTCGTCGAGTTTGATGCCGGTGTCGGGATTTGTTTCGGCGTCGTCGAGGTCGGATTGCTGGGCGTAGGTATTGGGATTGTAGTCAACGTTCGAACTCACATCAAAGCTAATCTGCTGTGCCAAGGCCTCCCCCATCGACAGGAGGTCAGAAAACGTTCCCACGATGATTTGAAAAAGGAAGGTTCTGCTTTTCGGCTGAAGATTGGTGAGGAAGGTGCGCACGTTGCCGAGATTGATGTCGGCGCTGATGAACGCGTTGACGTCGATTTGCGGCAAGTAGGTGTTTTCCTCGACGGTCTTCAGAGCCTTGGATTCGTCGGTGTTGGGGTTGAGACCCTTGCTTGCGAACTGCGTAAGGAATCGCTGAATCCCTGCCCGACCCACCTCGCGTTCCAAAAATCCGGGGGAGTTCACCTTATCCAGCACACTAACGCCCGTGGTGAGTGGTTGGAACTGCTCCACGGTGTCACCCACGGAAACGATGGCGAAGAGATTGGCGGGGATGGCAAAGGTTTCGGTGCTGTTGTCGGCGTAGGTGAGCATGATCTCCGTGGGACTTAACGAAGTCACCACGCCTGCCTTGCTGGCGGTGGGGAGACCGAAGAGGAGGTAAAGCGAGCGCTTGATGTTCTCCGGTCGCGGACCCGTCCAATAGGCGAACCACAACCCCTTCACCGCCTTGAGATAACCAGCGGTGTTGGGTGCGTAGAAATTCATGAGGTAGCCGAAGTTGTTGTACGGCGTCTCGAAGTTGTACAACGTATTCTGCGCCCACATCGACGCGGGTGGAACCACTTTGAATGAGATCACCCCGGTGCCGAACTGAACGGTGTAGTCCGTGCCTTCGAGAAGTGTTTGCGTAACGGATTCATCGCGAACCTTGTCCTGAAGCTTTGGAATGCTGACGATGTTGGTGTCGACGAGCTGGTAGGAGTAATGGAATTCGGGAAACGATTGGGGGAGATCGAGTTGATCCAACCCGAGGACGATTCCACTGGCGTCGGCGCCAGGGATGGAGGCGGGGTG